CTTGTTACCAAACCCGTCCACGACATGGTTCGCGTCATTGCGAGCCACTGAGTGCGACAGGTCGACAGGCCAAGAGCATGAAGGGTTATCATGATCCTAGCGGTGCCGACCCGAACACCGCTGCCCGTGGGACCCCCCATCCTTCCTTTGGAAGGAGGGAGAGGAATCCCGCTAAGGGGTGCTCCATGACTGGAGCTCCCCCTAGGGGAGGCAGCAGTGCCGCTCTCTCGGACCCCGTTTGGGGCCCGGGAGGACGTGCACTCTTGTCTGACGGTTTACTGTCATTGGTTCTTAAGTTAGGACCTTCGCGTTCGTCTCGGTTGATCACCGGACTGCGCGCTGTAGCATTGGGAGTGTTCACAGCAGAGAAGGAGGAGGGGCTAGCCATACGGCTTTGCCTCTCTACCTGTCGCTCTCTCGCCCATCGTGCGTTGCACGAAGGCGTGGAGGCGATCCTCTGCGTGATTGGTCGCTGGACAGATCAAGCACGTGTGCTTCATCTGAACGGCTCCCACAATCCTTCTGCTATTCCCGTCTTGAGGCGGATGTCTCCCAAAACACGGGGGGACCGCGACACAGTTGTGGCGCAGTTCTCCTATGCTAAGAGAGCTCTACCTCACGCAGGGGAGAGAAAAGTGAGGGAGAGCTTAGCTCTCCACAAGGAGCGTCTTACGACACCCCTTGTGACACCCCCAGAACACATCGAGAACTTCCGTTCTTTCTGTCGCCTGTGGGCTTCACGTAATCTCGATGAGAATCCGAAACCCCTTGGGGTCGTTGGACTCTCACACTCTGCGTGCGAGACACATACCGTCCGTAATGGAGGGCATATGTCTCGCTGTCGGGAGATCCTCGAGGAGGTGAATTCTACTGACTATAAGGCGCCCCCTCCGCGTCCACCAGGCCTGCTTGCGCAGGAATGGTGGGACGGATGGGCTAAGGAGCGATTGCTCACTTATAGCCGGGAAAAGTACACCACCTTGGGCCACGTCCCTCGCGGGACTGCAACTATCATTTACGAGAGGGGCTTAAAAGTCCGTATCGTAACGAAGTTGGAGACCGAGGCTTGCCTTCTGGGACACCAGGCGCGATTGCGCTTGGTGCGTGCGATGAGGACCCTCCCTGAGATCTCCGCGTTAAGCGGGGATCACAAGGAGTTCCTGAGAGCATTTTCCAACCAGTCTGGTTGGATTCTGTCCTCAGACCTCACCGCTGCTTCCGACCTTCTCCCACTTGATTTAGTTCAAGCGGGTATAGATGGCCTGGAAGCTTCCGGAAGGCTTCTCCCGGATGAGGTCTTGGGCCTCCGCGTCTGCGGAGGTACCTTCGACCTCTCCTGGGGTAAGCTCGGCCGTGGTCAACTTAAGACCGGTATTCTGATGGGAGCGCCCCCAACCTGGTGCCTGCTCTCACTGGTCCACCTTTACTGGTTGGACGCAGCGAGGCATGCATATCCAGGTTCTCGTCGACTTCTTCCTGCCCGTATCTTTGGTGACGACCTTGTCGCCGCCATGGATCGGAAGCAGAAGGAAGCCTACGAGGAGAGTCTGGCCGCTTGTCACGGCCTTCTCTCGAAGGGGAAGCACTCCTTTCATCGTACCCACGGGGTATTCTTAGAAAGGCTATTTGTAGCAGAACGCCACATTCGCACTCAAACTCTATCTGGAGAGGGATCCGTAAGGATCGATCCCCCTATAGTGGTTAAGGTCGATGTAATTAAGACTCTCAACCTCCTTCGTACTCTGCCGCTACGACCGCTTGTAGTTCTACAAACGAGCGTGGCTGCAGGACGTAGACACGTGTCGAAAGGCACGTTGCCTACGCCCCTAGCAGTGGGCGGGATAAGTG